ACCGTCATGGCCCCGCTCCTGTAGAAGTAGTCGCACTCCGTGCCGGTTATAGGCCTGTCGTAGAGCTCGGAGCAGTGAATCTTTTTGTACCTTGCTAGCGAGGCCATCTCGCCGACGATGCGCTCGTAATCGTCCTCGTTCGGCGTCCTGCCGTACCTGTCGCCGTAGGGGACCATGAAAAGCCTGCCGAAGGTGTGGCCGCTAAGGACTGCCCTTGGCCTGACGGTGTGGAAGAGCTTCCTGACGGCCATGACTGGCGCAACGCTTTGCCTCTGGGGATCCTTTGGGGTCGGGAAGTTCCTGTTGGGGTCGACGCCGTCTACCTCCCTGGATCTGGTGTAGGAGTCCGGCGAGACCACGGGCACGAAGTGTATCTCCCTCGTGTCGATGATGGATGTGGCCTGCTCGTCCCTTCCGTACTCCCCGAGGAGGGTCCCGATGTAAGCCATGAGTGTGCCCGTGGCGAGAGGCTCGTTGCCGTGCAGGCAGCCGATGACCATGACTGGAACCTTCGGTGAGTCGCCCTTGGTGCTCGATATTTTCAGGCAGTGAAGGTCCGTTCCCCTGCTGCTCTGCCCGTAAACGCTGAGCGAGGTGAGGTGCGGCGCCTCCTCGTTCCACCTCTTGAGCTGCTCCACGATCTCCGGATAGCTCAGGTGGTTTGGTACTTTCAGGGTGATGCTGGGTGTTACGGGGCCATTAGGCTTCCGCTCTAACTGGCTTTCCGCATGCTTTTCGGGCTCGGCTTGCCTTGGCGAGGGGGCGTAAGCCCGTGGATTCTTGGCCCAGTATGCGATGGCGAGCGACAAGCCGAGTGCGACCACGGCGATCCTGATCCTCCAGTCGGGTTTCTGGGTGCCTAGTTCGGTGGTGGCTGTCATTCCTGCTCACGACAAATAGGTGCGGTGGAGGTATATACCTAACATGATGACTTTCCGTGAATACCTGAAGATGCGTGAGTGGTACGGCGGGTCGGCGAACGACCCGTCGAACGTCGAAGATGAGGGTGACGGCGGGGACGGCGTCGAAAAGAGGATGGTGAAACCTGGCGCATTTCCGACCTACGGCGATGACGAGATGCCGATAACGGACAGAAACAGGAAATCCAAGCCAAGCTACATGAGGAAGGGCGGCGTCCGTCGCCGTGGAAAGATCTAAGCAAAGTGATATTGGGGATGAAGTGGAGGTCTGGTGAACTTCAAGGAATGGATAACAATATCAGAACGAACATTGTATCACGGCACGGTTGTGGACAATGAGGAATCCATACGCAAATATGGTTTGCAGGGTGGATGGCAAGGGCCGTTGGGCAGTTTTGTATCTAAGTTCTATGATGATGAAGAGCACGGTGAGCCCACGGAGGATGACGAGGTCGTATTTGCATCTGACAGGAATTCCTTGGGTAAATCCGTGACTGCGATGGTGCATCATATCGCTCAGAAACTAGGAAAAAACTTTCATTCCGTAACCGATAATGACATAAGGAATCATGGCTTGTTGGTCATGATCAAGGACAGCGATTTGAAGCCTTATTCTGCTCATGATCGCAGTTGGGCTCACAGTGTTCCCCCGAGAGGGGTCGAGGAAGGCGACTATTTCGACAACATGATGAGTGGCGACGTGTACTTGCGTGGTGCGGCTTTGCTTCGATTTTTGAAGAGGAATGGTCAGTGGCCTCGCAATTGGGGTGTTGATAGCGGAGGGCGTTCTGACGCATTGCGAGGTCGTTTAGGGGCTATGGCGATAAGTCGTGGGCATGAAAAAAGCGATGCTTTAGAAAAAATATCCAAAGCACCTCTTAGTGTGGTAAGTGATCAATTGAAAAAATGGATTTAGATTGCACCGACTCGAGGCAAGAATCTTTTACTTGAGGGGCTGAAGGATGTAGTCCTTCTCGTATGCTCCCTGCGTGCGGTTCCTGTCGATTATGGGCATCGTGGGCACCTTGGGAGCGTACTTCTTCGGGATTATGTCGTTGTCTGCGTAGATTGCCGAGACCCAGCCCTCGCCACGCCTCTTCCTGTGGAACTCCGCCATAGTCCATGTCCTGACGGCAAGAGTCCTGTCGGAGTTGTTGATGTACTTGACTATGCCTTTCTCCTCGTCGAAGTGGACGAGAAGCATGGCGTGGCCGGGAACGCAGAACAGGACGCCACGCCTTTCCTTGACGACGGCCTTCCTGATGAGGGACAGGTCCGATGCGTTCTCGGTCGTCTCGAACTTTACTCCTAGCTGCCGCATCTTCCTGGCGAACGAATAGGCGTTTGCGTAGCTCTGGCAGTCAGGGTCGTCCGTCAGGTTCATGAGCTTGGGCTCTTCGGCGTAGCGGCCTAGCGCCTCCGTGGTTGCCCAAACGCACTGAATTCCCGTCTTGTTGTAAACCCTGTCCCTCATCGGTATGGGGACCATCACGTCGGAAAGGTCCTCGTCCACTGCGCCCTCGATGGCCGCTATGGGGTTGGTGTCCTTCGCAAGGTAGACGTTCGGGTACTGAAGGTTCGCCAGCTCCTCCGGCTGGTCCGGTGCGATCTGGCCGGTGGCGGTCAGGTTCGCCAAAAGGAAAACGAAAGCGTAGAAAAATCTCTTCATGAACCTCCCTGTCATGTCAAGAATTGTTGAGGGCTGCTCTTCCATGCAGCTATGTATATCACTTATTTATATATTCATCTCACGCCCACAAAAAACGAGCCCGGGCTGTTCGGCCCGGGCTGTACCGTGACATTGTTGCGAATATCACCTAATAGTTGTCTTCCTCGTCATCCTCCTCGTCGTAGTCCTCGTCGTCCTCGCTCTCCCAGTCGTAGTCATCGTCCTCGTCGTCTTCGTCCTTGTCCCAGTCGTCCTCTTCGTCTTCGTCGTCTTCGTCCCAGTCGTCCTCGTCCTCGTCTTCTTCTTCCTCGTCCTCGTCCCAATCATCGTCCTCGTCTTCTTCTTCCTCCTCGTCTTCGTCATCATCCCACTCGTCGATGTCGATGAGGCAGGGTTCGCCGAAGCGAGGCATTCTCCAGAGTTCAACTAGGGCGAGGCTCATGATCTGTCTCCTTTTATCAAAACTGTTAATACATATCATAGGAGACATTTATGAAAATTGGTCATATACTCTGCTGCATTTTTATGTTTTTTTCAAGCGGTTGTGCATTCGCACCTTTCCTTGTCAGCCCAATAGTCACGGGCGTTCTGATGTGGAAGGAAGGCGAGGCGAGGAAGTACTATAAGGACGAGCTCAAGACAATCCACCGCTCCGTCATCTTGTCTCTCAGGGAGCTTGGACACCCGGTTGCGGAAGACAAGCCCAGCAAGCAGGGCTTCTACATAGTCGCCGGCGAGGGAAGCAAGTTCAAAATCAAGCTCATCAAGGTCAAGGACAACATAACCGAGGTCCGCTGCAGGATAGACTTCATGGGCGACAAGCCTTACGCCGAGCTGCTTTACGCAGAGATCGACTCAAACACTGACGTGGTTGAGTATGACGACGGCGGCAGGCCGACGAAGGGAAGGCGTCGCCTCAGGGACAGGCTGGGGAACTAGCAGACCCTGCGTGACGCCCTGTTGCAGACCCTTACGCCCTTGGACTGCCCGACGTTCAGCCTGGTGTAACACCCCGTCTTTGGCGGGGGCGTAGGCGTTGGCGATGCGCAGTCGCACGGCCTTGGCAGGCAGTTCGTTCCGCTCCCGCACTTGACGCAGCCGGCGTTGTTCTTGGGCTTCCAAGGCTTTTGGTACTCCGGTGCGCCGGGTATGCAGTAGTTTGGCTTGTTGCAGCCGCACGCTGCGATCATGAGCCTGACGAGCTTGCCGTCCTCAACTGCGAATAGCGCCTTGTCGTCGCCGGAGGCTAGGTTCCTCGCCTCGATCTGGTCAAGGCAGGACATGGCTGCGTCGATCGCCTCCTGCCCTGTCGTCTCTATCGCTAGGGACATCACGCCGTCCCCGTCGAAGTAGTAGCAAGACTCGTCGGCAAGCTCTACCTCGGCCTGGTACAGCGGGTTTGCGGAAAGGGCGGTGACGGTGTCAGCAACCTTGCCTCTGCCTGCGCCCGATTTCCTGAGTATCTTGATGTCGCCAGCCGTGTCGATCAAGGCTGCCTCGCCGAGCTCAGACAGCATCTGGTCGTATGTCTTAGACTCGAGCATCTTGATGACAGGCTGGATCAGCTTGTAGTCCGTGAAGACCGTACGCATGGTGTTCTGATGCGTGCCGCCGAGCGATGAGTCCGCCACGAGCATCTCTTGGCAGACGGCGTGCAGGAGCTTTGGCGTCCTGGGCACCTTGGAGACAGAGATGAGTAGGCGATCAATCATGGCGTCCCTCGCCCGAAGGAAGGAATCCACTTGGCTTACTCCTGACTTGGCTATCTCCTTCGACGCCTCGACAACGAGGCGGTAGAATGCACCGCTGAAGACCCTGCCGAAGCTGTGCGGCTCGTTGATGAGCTGGCTGGTCGGGCCGTCGGCTGGCAAGGTCTCGGGTGCGACATAGTTGAAGCGCATGCTCATGTCACGCATGCTGCCGTTCTCCTCGGTGTAGCCGGGAGCTACCTTCCTGAGGGACGCACCGACCTCCATCGCTATGCGTGTGACGGGGTTTGACAGGGCAAGGTTGCCGCCGGTGTCCGAGATCGCACGCTCGACCACATCCCTGTTCATGGTCACAGAGACGAGGCAGCATATGTCTGCGAAGGACTCGTGGAAGGCCCAAGCCTCCGGGGCCTGCAGGCTCCAGAAGTCGGGACGCATCGCATCGAGATAGGCGTGGCCGAACTCGTGCGCCACCACATGCCTGGAGTCGCACAGAAAGATGTTCCTGCGAATGCCGTGGTCGGGGAAGTAGAAGAACTTCAGCGACCTCCTGTCGTAGAAGGCGTTTGCGTCCTGACCGGCCCTCGCCTGTAGACTTAGAACGGATGCAGCAGCCCACCTTGCTGGTTTTTTTGCCCTGCGGCTCAGAAGGTATACCAGCGTGTCGTTTACAATTTGCCTGAGGGCGGCCGCTTGCTGCGGGGCGGTCTGAAGCGGGTATCCTCCACCCTTCTCGCCGGTTGCGGACATCGGCCACGCAGTCTTGCTCGGTATCGGCGAGTCGATTATAAGGTTTGGGAAGGTTGGGTCGATCTTGTATGACTTGTTGTTGCTGACTGGCCTCTTGGGTGCGAGTGCCTCACGCTCATCAATTGCCCCCTGCGGCAGCAGAGAAAGCACCTGTCTCCGGAACCAACTGATCAATCCTTTAAGCATGTTCCTCCAGAAGTAATTGGCTCGTATGTATATAGTGTTCAGGAGTTCAAGATGAGCCGTGAAAGTCTCCTGAGGGAAGCAAGAACCACCGAGGCCATGAAGAAGGGCTACATGGGCCTTGAGGGCAAGTTTGCCGTCATCGCCAAGACCCTAGGCCATCCCATCATCCATCACGGCGGCAACACCGTCGAAAACAACTTTATAGACGACCCGTTTGACCTGCGTGACGAAGACGACATGCCGACGATGGACGCCGAGGACTCGAGCCACGAGCTGGGCGTCCACTTCGACGGGCTGTCCAGCGGCATAAACTTGTCGATCACGGTGAACCACTACCACCGTGAAATATCCTGCACGTTCGAGGGGCGAAAGGTCTATGTCGAGATGTCTGGCGAGCTTGAGGGTTTTGCGCCCGGGGAGTCCTGGGAGTCACACATCGAGACGCTTTACGGCAGGGCAAGAAAGATAGAGAAGACAAGGAAGCCTGAGGAAAGGAAGCGACTGAACGCAGAGGCCGACAGGAGGAGGAGACAAATCCTGGAGGATTTTAGGGATAAATGGGGTCTTACCTGATGGAGTAAAAATGGAAACCTTGCTTTTTGACCTGATGCAGAACGGATTCATGATATTTCCCAGCAACGGGAGGTTTGTGGTAAGGAAGGAGGCTGTGCCCTCCAACATGCGTGTTATCGAGAGCCAAGAGGTTTCGACATACGAGGAGGCCATAGAGCTGGCTAAGGAAATGCACCTTGCGCCGCAGCAGCTCGTCTGGACTTGTGTCGCAAGGTACAACCGGGGGCTTGGAGTCGAGTACAGGGTGCTCCCCGACGTCTTTGCAGCGACGATCGAGGAGGCGAGGGCTTTCGCACAGGCCGAGACCGCACGTGTTTTCGACAAAAAGACGGTCGTTTCCGAGATAAGGGTTAGGGTCAAAAACTCTCCATAAGGCATAGATAGCGAAGAGGGTTCTCTAACCAGAGGTACAAAATGGACGGTAACGTCAAGATCGAGCGTTGGACACTTGAGGACGGCAGAAGAGCCGAGAAGCGCATCGTTGAGACCGTCGACGGCAACGGACTTGCCGAGAGGGTCATAGAGCTTCACATCGAGGATCCGAAGCCTCTGAGGCTCCAGTCTAGGGTCGTCGAGAAGATCAGGCCGGTCATCTTCGAGCGCAAGGTCGAGAAGATCGACCCCTCAAACGGCGCAGTCATCGAGCAGAAGTTCGAGACGATCGAGCCTAGGACTAGCGGCAGCGTTGCGGACAGTATGGGTCCAGGCGGCGTGTCGGCCCAGTCTCTAGGCGACCCGTCCGTGAAAGACGAGATAGTGAACGCCGTGGTCGCCGCCCTAAAGAGGGATCATGGCTGCCACAAGAAGCACGCAGCGAGGGCGGAGGCGAAGACCGTTCAGTCCCTTGGTCTGGCCGAGGAGATAGAGAAGCTCCAGAAGCCTCAGAGCGATGGTATGTCGATAATGGACAAGGTTCTCCTCGTGATCATCGCTTGCCAGGTTTTGGGTCTTGGCTACATCCTGTTCTTTATGTGACATGGGCGAAGGCTGGATGTCCTTAATGGGCGAATGGGCAGGTTGTGTCAAGTTGCACAACCTGCCCATTTCACATATTGGGCCCGCAATCAAGCACCGCCAGATAAGTGCACTTGAGATGCACGGCTCCGCAGCGCACTGGAGCCCTAGCGAATTCGGAGTGGCCGGTCAGGGCGTGATCAGGTCGCCCGAAACAAGAACATGTGGAATTTCTGTGATTTCGCTCGGCACCGTGTTCCCTCCGACATAGACATACTGCGTCTTGCGAGCGAAATCGCCAACGCCGGCGCCTGCCCCGTATTCGATGACCTCGGTGAGTCTACCGCTGCCGTCGACGGTTTGCTTCCTGAACTTAAACAAGCCAGATGCCCTGCCACGCAGGAGCTCCCAGTCCGCCAGCATGTCGCCGGGCACGAAGCCGGCCTGCTCGATAATGTCCTGGTCTACAGGGTCTGTCTCGTCGAGGAGGATGAGCTGGTTGACCGAGTCAGGGAAGTCAAACCTCTCGGCGATGGTGTGCCTCTCGAAGTAGGTCGGTAGCTCGCTGACGCCTGCGAAGCGGTTGAAGTTCAGCTTCGTCTCCGCCCCGCCGTTGGAGATGTATGTCTTGACGACCTGCTTTGGCCTGTCCTGCTTGGCTCTGATGAGCACGCAGGGGTTTTCCTCGTAGGTTTGCACGACCGCCAGCCACATGCTTGCAAAAGTCGTGTTGGCGTTGAGTGCCGCCACGACCTCGTAAACGGTCGTTGCTGCCGGCGTCGCTCCAGCCACGTTTATAGAGAGGGCAGACCACGCCTTGAAGTCGATGTCGTAGGCGTAGTTGATGGTCAGCGTGTTGTCTGCGCTGAAGTCGTAGGGCCCCTTGTTGTATGCGATCATGAAGTTCGACGTGTTCCGGTTCGCCGGGCACGTGAACGTGAGGCTGTATTGCTTGTCAGCGAGAACCCAGTTGCCACGGAACTCGGTGTCGAAGCAGTTTTGGAAAAATGACATGATGTACTCCCGACGGGTGATCTATGTCAGTTATTTAGTTCAGCCCTTTCAGGATTTGCCGAAACTCGTCAACGTCTTCCCTGCTGTGCTCGATCTGCTTCTCGAGGAAGATTTCCAGCCAGCGGGCGTTGACTGCATCCGACATCCGGCTGGCGTCCATGATCCTGTTCGTGTAGTTGTCCACGACCTGCTCCTCCATCTGGAGGGCGGCCTCAATGATCTCACGGGGGTCAGACAGCATCTTGAAGACATGGGACTCGACCGTGGGGTTTCCTCCAAGCCCACGAATCATGTCGGAGAACTCCAGGACATGCTGCATCTCGCTGGCCGCCTCCTTGGCGAAAAGCTCCTTGAACTCGTGCCTGTGCAGGCCAACCACGGCGCTTGCGTGGTAAAGGTAGAAGTTCATGTGAGTCCACTCGTTCTTGAGGTCGCCGTTGAGGAGCTCGATCAATTTGTCCTTACTCATCGTCTTTTCCTTCCGAGGGCTTGTCCTCGAATTGCACGCCCTTTTGCCCATGGTCATGGTCATAGTTCATCTCGCTGAAAGACCCGAAGTCAAAAGCAGGCTTGATGCCGCTGTTGGCGACCAGCCATGACAGCTCGAAACCGTATTTTGCGACCTTTTCGAGCCCTTCGTAGTTGAGCTTGTCCGCAGTGTCGCTGGGAGTATGGTAGTACCTCGTGAGGCCCGTATGCAGGAAGGCGACTGGTATTTTCTTGTTGTAGAAGGGGGCGTGGTCGCTGCCGCTGGAGCCACGCAAGGTGATAGAGCTTGCGAAGGAGTACTTGGTGCTGAGGCTCCTGATCATGTCGCCTATGTCTGGCGAGCTGCTGCCGTCGTCGAATGCGAGTGTCTGGTTCTTGCCTAGGTTGCCGACCATGTCCATGTTGAGCATGAAGATGTGCTTTTTCAGGTCTGGGTTGCCCTTTGGGAATATGGGGTTGTTCACGTAGTGGAGACTGCCCTTGAGTCCCATCTCCTCTGCGGAGAAGGCCATGAACACCACGGTCCGCCTGTTCTGTCCTTTTAGCGATGCGAATGCCTTGGCGATCTCTATGAGCGCCGCCGTGCCCGATGCGTTGTCGTCTGCTCCTGGATGAATCTTGCCACCGCCCCAGCGGCTCATGCTTGGCCCATACCCGATGTGGTCGAGATGGGCGCCGACGACGACGACCTCATCCTTCACAGACGGGTCGTTCCCCTCAAGCCATGCGTAGACATTCTGCGTGAAGTCGTCGCCTATTTCCCTTTTAGGTCCGGGGTTCATGCGACGGATCATGAACTTGTGGTATTCGGTGGGCAGCCCTGCCCGCTCGAACTCCTTCTTCACGAAGTCGGCTGCTAGCTTGTTGCCGTTCTTGCCGGACATCCTCCCCTCAAGCTCGTCGGATGTTAAATAGGACACGGACTTCTCGAGTTCGTTCTTGGTGATCTTGTCGAGGGCGTCCTTGACGGTCGGTTTTTGCTTTTCCTTGTCAAGCGGGAGGGCCGGAGGCGGCTCGAACTCCGGTGGCTTCTGGATGCGCAAGCCAGAGTCCTGCTTCGTGTACAGCAGGACGATTATGATTACGGCCAGCGTTATGACTAGAACCTGTAGCTTGCGCATGCTTCACCCGTTTCTTTCCGCCAGGGCTATATATCAGAGGCGACAAACACTCTATTGGGTATCAGAGTTTGCCGGCGAAAATTATGGAACAGCAGACGTTTTTCAAGAGCGTTGAGGAATCGGCGTGGCGTGGCGAGTTCACGAGCCTCAAGGAGTACTACGAGGTTGGCGGCCCCTTCGTGCAGCAACTGAACAGGAGGCTTTACGAGAGGAAGTACTACGAGTTCGACAAGTACGAGCTGACAATAGACCCGGACGAGCCTCTTGATGCGGTAGAGAACTATGACGCCGCAAGACAGCGCAAGGAGATCATACGCTGCTCCGAGAGCTTCGCCTACTTCTGCCACAAGTACGTGAAAATCCTGCACCCGATGCGTGGCCTCCTTCCCTTCGTGCTCTTCAAGTACCAGCGCAAGACGATACACGACTACGAGAACAACAGGTTCAACATCATCAGCAAGTTCCGTCAGGGCGGCCTGACCACCGTGACGCTCCTCTGGGGCCTGTGGCGGTGCATGTTCCAGCTAGACCAGCAGATCATGCTGATATCAAAGACTGATCGTGAGGCTACCGACATCGGCATGATGGCTGACCGTGCCTGCGAGAACATGCCTGAGTGGCTGAGGCCCAAGAAGGACGGCAAGTGGAACGACCACCTGAAGATGTTCACGGACACCGGATCGGCGCTGAAGTTCTACTCCCCTGAGGCTGCCCGTGGTAAGTCGGTCACATTCCTCATCGTTGACGAGGCGGCTTTCATCACGGACATGGACAAGCACTGGAAGGCGATGTGGCCCATCCTCTCCACGGGCGGTTCGTGCACCCTGATATCAACCGTGAATGGCCTCGGCAACTGGTATCAGGAGACCTATCACGACGCACAGGAGGGAAGGAACAAGTTCCATGTCATCGACCTCGACTACTGGGATCACCCAGATTACAACAACGACCAGTGGGTGGCGGACCAGAGGTCGCAGCTAGGCGAGAAGGGCTTCAGGCAGGAGGTGCTGCGTGAGTTCCAGGGCTCGGGCGAGACCTACTTCTCCACCCGTGTGTTGACACGGCTGAACGAGCAGACAAGGAACAACTACCCCAGCAGGAAGCTCTTCCCGAAGTGGGTCAACCTGAAGGGGCGTGTGGCGCAGCTTGAGCACGACGAGTCCAAGGGCGCCATGTGGATATGGAAGGAGCCCGTGGAGGGCCACGAGTACGTGCTCGCCGCCGACTGCGCAGAAGGTCAGGCGGAGGACAACGACAGCAGCGTATTCCATGTGCTCGACATGAACACGCTGGAGCAGGTGGCCGAGTTCTACTCGAACATCGTGTTGCCACATGAGTTTAGCCAAGTCATAAAAGAGATAGCAATATATTACTACAACGCCCTCGTTGTTGTCGAGAACATGGGGCCTGGCACCGCAGTGTTAAGCGCCCTTCAGCACACTCATTTCTACGACAACCTTTATTTCGAGAACGTCAAGTCGGCCAACATCAAGCCCGGCATCAGGATGGGAACCCACAACCGCAGCCTTCTCCTCGAGTGCCTGCAGAACCACCTGTCCAACGACACGGTGAGGATAAACAGCATGAGGTTCGTCTCAGAGCTCGACACGTTCGAGTACAACAAGGTGACCAAGAAAGCTCAGGCACGCAAGGGCAAGCACGATGACGCAATCATAGCGATGGCCGTGGCCCTTTACGTAAGGGACATTCAGATGAGGGATCTGCCCATCGGCGCAGAGACGAAGCAGCACATCGGCATCGTGAAGTCGGAGATATTTGACCAGATCAAGAGGGAGCTCATGGAGGGGCGACCCGAGGACATCCTCCTCGACAACGAGTATGACGTTCTAGCGCCGGACAGGGAGACTGTGATGGCGAACATGGGCATGCCCTTCATGGAAAGGAAGGGCGAGCGAATACTCAGGGAGTTCGGTTTCTAGGGGAGTTCAAATGGCGTTCAACAGGTTCTCTGAATTCGTCAGGCAGCGTGCGACCGGGTCGCACGATGTCGTCATCGACACAAAAGAATACAGCGACACGGTTTATGCCGACCTTGCTGCCGCAGCCTTGAGGAACTCTCCGCTCATCGGGTCCAAGGACATGGTTTCTCTGGCGCTCCTAAGGGTTGAGCGCAAAATGGCCGAGATCGACTACCAGAACCATCACGCAGTCTGCGCAGCAATCAGCAGTGGCAACGAGAGCAGGCTCGCAGCGCAGCTTAGCCGACTTGAGAGGCATGTAACCGACAAGGCCATATTCTCAGAGGTCTCGGCGCTTTGCGAAAAGTCCTTCTTCGACTGCCAGCTTCCGGAGTCGTGCGTCCCTCTGGACATCGATTCGGTCAGGAACGAGCTGAAAGCGGTGGCCGAGGCGCAGGCGAGCAAGATATCCTGCGCAATTCGTGACGCCATGAAAAGCTGGCCGAAGACGACGATCAGGCTGGAGGCTCAGAGCCCGTCTGACGGACTGATATGCCAGTCGTTCAGGTGCAACATAGGTGATGCTTACGGCATAAGATTTGAAATTAGCGAGTCGCTTGACGTCACCAACGTTGAGTTCGCCGACGAGGACTCCCTCATCATGAGCGAATCCTTCTCAAGGCTCGTCGGGGAACTGTCCGGCGAGAGGAAGGCGAGGTCGTTCGGCGTCTACTACATGAACTACCCTAGGGCCATGAGGCACGTTATGGAGGCCAAGAGAAGGGACATATCACTTGGAATCAAGTGTTACATCCCAAGGTTCTCGAGGCTTGCATCATCGCCGTCCTTTGATGATGCCTCAGACACGTGGCGCCTGCGCATCGAGGACAACCTGCTTGAAAGGGTGGACGATTCCTCTTTTGAGGCGAAAAGCCAGGCAATGCTTAGGTCGGTTGACATGATTGGAGAGGCAAATGAAGACCAACACTGATGAACTGAAGGCGCACCTGAGGCGTGCGCTTGTCAGCGCACCAGACGACAACTCGCTGCGGGAGGCCAAGACGCACATACTGCGTGCGATAGAGGTCATCGAGGAGGTTGAGTCAAAGAGGGACAGGCGTCAGTCCGCACTCGTCGAGAGGCGTCAGAAGAACCTTTTCATTCCGGATGTCAAGTCTGCTTACAAGGCTATCGAGAGCGAGCTGGCTTCGGAGAAGGCGAAGCTTGAGCAGATTGTAAAAAGGAAGAGCTCAAGGGTTTTGGACAGGCCAGAGCCTCCGGAAGAAATGCAAAATGTTTTCGGATGACCTGCCATACCTCATAGCCGAGCCGCCAGAGCACATCATGGACGAGATCGTCAACTGGGGCTACGAGAACATACCCAATTCATTGCTCTTCGAGGAGGATGGATATGGCAGGGAGCTGTATGTGCACCTGACTTTCCTTACCAACGTGGACATGAGGAGGAACACGATGCTCAACGAGACACTCGCCATGCAATCCTCTGTCAATTGCACGCTCGGTAAGGTTATGACTTTCACCCAGAACAGCAAGTTTGACGTTGTCTGCCTCGAGATAGTCAGTGGTGAGGTGATGGACTTGCACAAGAGCCTGCACAATAGCATCATATACGAGCAGCTATATCCAACATTCATACCACACATAACTATAGCGTACGTTCAGAAGTCGCATGGAGAAAAGTTCCGTGGGAATACATACTTCGAGGGAAAGTCATTCAAGATTGACGACCTCGTGGTCTCCCACAACAGGGGAAAGAGCCAAGAAAGGGTGAGGCTAAAGAAATGAGAAGCAACTGGAGAGGAATACTGAAGATCCTTGACATTCAGCACGTCAGGGACGGCAAGGTGATCTGGTCCGAGCAGAACATCCACAACCTGTTGCACACCGGCGGCGAGCAGTTCATGCTGCTCTGCGCATTCGACAACGACGGCAACGTCGTGCCCGCAAACTACTACTTCGGTTTGGACAACAGGACGGTGGTCGCCGTCACGGACACCATGGCTTCGATATCCAGCACGGAGCCCACCTCCGGCGGGTATACGAGGCAGAGCGTCGCATCGAGCGGGGGGTTCACCGTTGAGGCCGTCTCTGGCATCTATCGTGCGGTCGGGCCGATCTTGACCTTCAACGCCACCGGGATCGGCTACGGGCCGGTCAAGAACCTGTTTCTGACGACGGCTTCCGACAACAGCGGCTACCTCCTGTCAACGGCGGTTCTGAGCTCTTCAGTCACGCTAACCTCGGGGGACAGCATAAATCTGCGAATGTCCATCCAGCTTGCCGACATAACGCTCTAGTTGAGGGTGTCAATCAGCATCTCGACAGGCTTTATCTCAACGAAATGCACGATGTTGTGCTCTCGCCTGGCGAGTTTTTTCTTGTAGTAGAACCTGAACTCGCAGCACTCGAAACCACCGTCGTCAAGGTCGAGCAAGCATTCGCTGGTCCCGATTCTTTGCTGAGCTGCCCTCACCACCTCTGGGTCAGTTGGGCCGTCGCCGACAACCTCGAAGTATGGCAAATCGATGGCGAAGCCAGATTCTGTAGGCTCTAAGCCAGTCCTCTTCCTCGAGTTCCTAAGGGTGTAAGTGCAAAAGACTTCCTTGGCTGGTTCGCTGGTCTTTCCGTCTTGGAACCAGACTGGGACATACACTCCGCCGCAAACGACATCCTTTCCTGAGTTGATGTCGTACCTTTGGCTTCGATCGAGATAGAGGTAGTGAGATGCTGTCAGAGTAGCCATACAATCACCTTTTGCAAGATATATAAATTGTAACCGTTCGGGGGCCAAAGATGTTCAAAAACATTATTTTTTCAGTATCTCTTCTTCTCTTCGGAGCGCCTGGGATGACGCAGGTCATACCCCCAAGCCAGAGGCAGTTCGCCGAGGTAGATCCCTTCGACAACATGCCCATCCTTGAGAGGGGCAACTACGGCGCAAACGCCAAGACGCCTGTCCCTCAGCGAGGGCCTGAGTTCCGTAGGTTTCTTGCTCCCTCGTGCAAGATAAGCGTCGGCAACGGCTCCGGCTCAGGGACGATCATACATTACGACGAGTCAAAGAACTTGGCCTATGTGGCAACTTGCGGCCACCTCTGGCAGGAAGGAATTGTCGATCAGGAAAGGGCCAAGCGGATGAACATCAAGTGCAAGGTGATATTCTGGTATCACAATGACCAGAGACTTGATGCCCCAAAGCAATATGATGCCACAGTTGCTTTCTACAGCTATGTGCGTGGGCAGGACACTGCGCTCGTCACTTTCAAGCCAGATTGGAAGCCGAACGTGTTCCCGCTTGCGGAGAAGGACTACAAGTACCCCAAGGGCCAGCACGCACACTCGGTTGGATGCGACGCAGGATCCGAGGTGGCCCACTACGACATTGAGATGATAGGGCTTGAGTGGGATGACCTAGTGACCATCGGGAACAGCCCAAGGCCTGGCAGATCCGGAGGCGGCCTGATGGACGACAATGGTCTGTACATAGGGACTTGCTGGGGGACGCAGTACGTGGACGGTAGCGGCAAGGGGTTCTTCACCCCGATGCAGGTCATACATAAGTTCTGGGCAAACCAGAAGGACTACAGTTTCCTTCTCGAGCAGAGGAAATCTGGAGGTTTCCGCTACAACCTCAAGATTGTGGATCACAGCGGCTCAAAGGAATCGTTCCTGCCCGAGTATATCCTGCTGCCCTAGGTGAGGCTGTAGAAGGGGCAAACCGTCCTGTAGTCGCACCGTTTACACTGGAACCCGACACGGCCATACACGTCGTCTGGCGAAGTGCTGATGATCTGCTTGTAAGTCTCGTGCAGCTCCTGCTCTGCGGTCTCGACGCTCTCCTGCGTGAACTTCGTGGATATGAGCTCGGCGCCGTCGAGGTAGAAAAGGGCAGCTCGTATGTTCTCCGGCTTGGCTCCGAAAATACGGTTCACCACCCTTGCGTAGCAGCGCAACTGCAGGTCGGAGCCGATGTTGCTGCGGTTCTTGCGCCACTTTCCCTTTTTCGTTGTCTTGTAGTCAAGTATGAAGTACTTGTCGTCACGCACGATCAGCCGGTCTATTACGCCGGTGACTATGTGGTTGTCCGGCGGCTGCATGTCGTACCTGAACGGCCACTCGGTCTCGCCATCGAAGCCGATCCTGTCGGTAAGCTCCTTAATGTGCCTGATGTGCTCTGGCAGTTTCTTGCGGTAGCTGGCGTCAAGCTTTGGCGCCGACTCACCCTCCTCGACCTGTATCTTCCCGCTCAGGACGTCCGATGCGATGGACCCTATCTGCCGTGCTCCCTTCTCCTGAACGTAAACCTCGGCGATCTTGTGGACGACCTTGCCGTATGTGAAGTATGGCTGCTGCGGACCTTCAGGTATCATCCGTAGATGATATCTAAACTTGTACTTCGCCTGGCACTCAGACCAAGTCTGCCTGCGTGATACGCTTATGTGTTCGCAGATGAGGGTTTTGTGTTCCATGTTTTTCTCGGCTTTGGTACACTTCTACTGTAACCATCGTTCTTGCAAAGGCAGGAAAAATGAGCATACCTTTCAAAAATTTCGAGAAGTGGGCCAAGGAGAAGTTCGGCGACGACGCCGTGAAGGTATCCGGCAACGAAATCAAGATCAACAGCATATTCGAGAGCGACGACGACGGCCACCACCTTTGGTGCAACCCGGACGGCGGCAAGAAGAAGCACAAGTTCGGCGCCTTCAACTGCTGGAAGAGCAACAGGAAGGGAAGCCTAGTCAAGCTCGTTATGATGGTCGAGGGCTGCGACCGTGACGAGGCCGTGGCCAAGTTGATGGGCACCCAGACGATCAGGGAGCTCGAGAAGGACATCGAGGCCATATTCGCCGCTTCGGATGGATACTCCTTTGACGAGGAGGTCAAGACTTCGGGGCCGGCTGGTCTTTCGCTGCCTGAGGGTAGCGTGCTCATATCGTCCCTGCCGGTCGGCAACTGGTGGAGGTCGAAGGCTCAAACCTATCTTGAGGACAGAAAGATACCGATAGATGGTCTGTATGTCTGTACCGAGGGCAGGTACAAGTACCGCATCGTGATACCGTACATCGGCAGGAAGGGTGAGGTCACCTACTTTAACTGCAGGCACATGGGCGACAGCAAGTGCAAGTACCTTGGCCCTCCCAAGGACATCGGCGTCGGCAAGGAGGATGTCGTCTTCATGGCCGGACCTTGGCCCGATGAAGGCGAGACCGTCTACATCTGCGAGGGCGAGTTCAACGCAATAAGCATGAGGCAGGCGGAGTTCCATGCGGCCGCATGTGGAGGGAAGAGCATGAGCGAGAAGCAGGCCATACTGCTCTCGCCCTACAAGACGGTCATATGCCTTGACCGTGACAGGGCCGGAAGGGCTGGCACGCTGAAGATGAGCTCGATGGTGACTGCGCTTGGCACGGGCAAGAAGTCCAAGGACAGCCTAGGGTTCGTCATTCCGCCGGTTGGTTACAACGACTGGAACCAGTTCCTTAAGGAGAAGAATGCCGTCATGCTGCACCATTATGTCACAAAGAACACTCGGCCATTGGACTATTCTGGGCCCATCGGGACTACCGGAGACTTCTTCGGGTTCAGCGATCTCTGGCGTTGAGCCACTCGCTGAAGCTCACGAATCCCTCGGTCTTCACCTTCTTTTTCTTCTTCTTTTTTCCCTTGCCCTTCTCCTCTGGGTAGTGAGCCTTGTCCCCCTTTTTCTTCATGTACCAGGCCAGAGCGAAAGGGTTGTCTATGTCTTTATGCTTTTTCATGGCCTTTACCGTGCCTGACCAGCCCGGCGGCGCCACCTCGTTCTTTTGCTCGCTCATGATTTCTCCTCGATTTGAAGGGTTCCAGCCATGAAAATAGGCATGATAGATGTCCACAACCAGAACTATGAGGGTATATACGACATCAGCGCCCCGATTAAGAGGGCCTACTGCCAGAAGCACGGTTACGAGTTCGTGGAATACGTCGCCGATATGCCGCTTATACCGGAGTCTAGGCAGTACAACTGGAGCCGTGTACAAGGCATCATCTACAACCTCCACAGGTTTGACTGGCTCTTCTACCTTGACACCGACATACTGATCATGAACGACTCGCACAGGATCGAGGATTTCATAGACGACAGCTACGACATGGTGGTCGGGCCGCTTCCGAGCGAGGGCCACATAATGACCAGCGGTATGCTCATTAGGAACTGCAGGTGGTCATACGAGTTCATGCTGGACATATACGCACAGACAGAGTACATCCAGCAGCCCTACTACTCGCCGGAGGGCTGCGACGCAACCGGCACACCATGCACCGGCGGATACTACTTCGAGCAGAGCTCCTTCCATCACCTGTACGACTCGGTCAAGAAGTATCGAGACAGGATCAAGCGTGTCGAGAGGAGGCACTTCAACTCCGAGACGAAATCCTACACGCCGGGCGACTTCCTGATCCATTTCCCTGGACAGGTCAACAAGACTAGGCTCATGAGGGCGATGCTTGAACGTGGGCACGACGCCGTCGTCGAGATGGCATATCCGGTGGACACGAAGGACTACCTTAGCAAAACGCTAAGCGACTACGAGAAGATCAAGGCACGAAACATGATGCGCAAGCAAAAACTTAACTCGGAGGCAGAAGGATGAAAATCACTACGATAAAGAAGATGCAGGAGTGTTTCCTGAATAAGGTTTGCACGGTGTTGACGCTTGCCGTGAACAAGGGCAACTTCAACGATGTCCAGTTCGCCGACTTCTTCACCGGAATTGTTGACATGATAGACGAGGATGGAATTATGCTAAGGCATCATATGACCGGATGCCGCAGCTTCTATCCCATGAGCCACATCACCGGAATACTGGAGGAGCAGGTCATAAGCGAGGACGACCCGAACTACAGCAGGGTAGTCGAAGAGATCAAGAACGCACCGAAGGACAAGAGGCCCGTGGTGGCCACGGTCAATCCGACGAAGCAGCCTTATGTGGACCCCGCTATGTTCGCCAAGCTGGCCCAGCAGGCTCAGGAATTCAAGAAGACCTAGAGCCGAGATCCTCGAGCTCGACCACGGCGCTCATTAGCTGCTCGATGTCCTTGGCCGAGTCGATGAGCTCGGCGACCTCACGGGACTGCTCGTCCTCCATGTCGAGGCTCTCCTTCTTGGACTGGAGCATGCGCTTCATCTTGGCCATCGTGCGACGAGCCCTGTCAGAGGTGATGGGGTCTCCCATTGTCGAGATGAGCTCCTCCTTCTCCTGCTCGTCCGGCCAGTCCATCACGAGATCGACCACCTTGCTGGCGTCGTCCCTGTGTTCGTACTCGAGCTCCTCGGCGTCGAAGCGTTCGTCCCCGCCATCGCCCATGAGGAGGTCGGGCTGGGGCGCCCTGCTGTCGGGGGCGTCCCTCTCTTCCCGTGACTCGGGCTGCTCCGGCTGCCGTTCGCCGGCGGCACGGGTCTCTGCAGACGACCTTGATGAACGCAGCTCTGCCGCCTTGATCATGTCCTCGAGGTCTTCTGGGTTGGCGATCGGGTCTGACTCGTCCTCGAGGCGACCGTCTGACTTCATTTTGTTCAGCATGTCGGCCGACATCTCATCACGGCGTGGGTCGCCGATTCTGAGGATCAGAGGCAGAGGGTGGCCGAGGAACCTCATCTGCGGGTCGTCTCCGCCACCGTGCTTGTTCCACGACTGCTTTTCCTCAGAGGACAGAGCGAGGAACTTCTTGCCGGTCGTCGGCTGCCCCTCTGGTGACTTCTCCGGCTCGGCTCTCTCGGGGCTAGGCTCGGGCCTTGCCTCTGGCTCGTCCGCCACGTCGGGGTCAACGCTGGGCGCAGGAGGCGCTTCGGACTTTGTCGGGAACGATGACAGCGCCGGCATCCTGTATTTCTCTGCGGGCTTGGGTGTCGGACCCGGCTGCGGGGCCTGCTGAATGCGGGCGAGCAGCCTTTTTGTCGTGTCCTTTAATCTGGATTTAAGCTCGTTGACCTTGGCGCTGATAATCTGGAAGATTTTGAGTTTGTCGTAATCCTCCGCCTCGCTGAAGACCCCTTCTATCTCGGAGCAAGCGACATGCAGCTCACGGAACTCCTCGAGGCTCAGCGAGTGCTCTCCGAGCCTGCCGAACTTGTTCCTCATGAGGTAGGGGTTGGTGGGGTTGTCCTCGCCGTGGTAGATGTTCGAGAATACGTTCTTTATCCTGCCCCATAGCCCGGGGGCAGACTTGACGCCCGTGCCGGATATCAGAGCCTGCTTGAGGTCCCTAAGCCATGTGTCCAGAACGGAGTCGATCGATGCGTCTATGCGACGGGCCGTGTCGTCCGGCTTTGGCCGGCGACCCATTTCCTCGTGGAACCTTGATTTGTAGTCTTTGTATCCCAGCATATACGCTCCTTGAGGGTATATACTGTTTTTTTCAAGATTGTTCGCTGATGTACTCGCCGATCTTCTTGAGCGACATCAGGCATGAGTCGAAGCGGTGAAAGTCGCTCGATATGTACTCGAGGGCCACCTCGTCGAACTTCTCGGCGGAGTTCTCGTCGACCTCGAAGTAGATCGCCTTGCCACGCCGACCCACGACTTTGTACTTGTGCATGAGGATGTACGCTGCGGCGCCGAGGTCGGTCACGAACCTGTTCCTCGTGTCGAAGTTGTACTCGCCGATCTTCTTCAGGGACATGATGCAGGCGTCGAACCTGTGGAATTCGCTGCTCAGGTAGTCCAGGGTCAACTGGTCAAACTTCGCTGGTGTGCACTTGTCATCGAGGAGAAAGAATATCTCCTTGCCCTTCCGGCCGATGACTTTCAGGTCGTGCATGAGCAGGTACGCAGCGGCTCCGAGGTCGCTGACGCTCTTTTGGCTTTTCATTCTTTCATCCTTCGCATTCTGTTGGTTGTGTTTGTTCTGTTTGCAGTTGTGCTTACTTCGCAGCGGCCTCGGCGGCTATCAGGCAGCCCCGGGCGACGCTGTAGAGCGGGTCGTCTGGCTTGATGATGTCGCCGATCTTGATCGGCAGGGTGGTCTGCTCGAGCACCTCACGGAACAGGTTGGCGAACCCGTTTGGCGAGCTCGTGCCGCCTGCGATCACGACATCGACTGGTGCGTCTGTCCTGACCGTCTTCGTGACGTCGCTAAAGCCCTTCTTCAGTCCGGCGACGGTGTGCTCGATCATCAGGCGGTACTGCGTGTGGATCGCCCTCTCGACAAGGTTCGTCGGCTGCCTAAGGAGGTCAACCTTCGTCTTCTCCTTGTTGATGAAGGAGACACTCTCGCCGGTCGCCTTGGCTGCCTGGCGGTCAATCCAGTCGCCCGAGTTGACGATGGCAAACTTGAAGACGGGGTTGCCGTACATGGCGTAGCACACGTTGATCATGCCGCCGCCGAACGACATGGCGATGCCGGTGTACGCCTTCTTGGCGAGCTCGGCGTATACGAGTGCCAGCGCCTCGTTGATCGGATGGGCGTCAACCGTGTAGCCGGTCTCGTCTCGGTAGGCCTTAAAAATGGCGTCGAGAATCCTCTGGTGGTAGTCAGCGTCGGTGTCGACGTTGATTGCGTTTGACGGCACGCAGTAGTACAGCAGGTCGCCGTCCTTCTTCACGCCGTCGACGAGGCTGTGGATCATGATGCTCATGATCTGGAACGCATCCTTCTCCTTGGGGTTCACGCAGCCGTGGATCATCGGCCTCTTGAGCTCGAGTGCGCTCATCGTGTAGGTCATGTTGACCGCCGCCTCGCCAAGGGCATAGGCCACGTTGTCACGCTCTATCAAGGGAACGCCGGCCCTCTTCATCATGTCGAACACGAACCTGTTCTCGAGCGGCAGCTCGAGGAAGGCGTTGACTTCACGCTTGTAGACGAAGTCGCCGTCCTTGTCACGGTGGCACGAGACCAAGTTGTATGTTCCGCAATCAAATCCGGTCATTTGATCTCCTCACTCTTTCTTGCCGAAGTCGACCTTGGGAATCGGCCCGAAGTCGGGTATCTCCCAGAGAGTCTTGTCGCCTGCTTTGTTTTTTGCCGGGGCTGCCTCCTGCTCCTCCTGCTGCCTTGCGTTGACCACAAGCCCGTCAGAATTGAGGTTGATCGTCAGCTCTAGTGCGATGGTGACCTGCACCTCGCCGTCATTCGTGACGACCTTCACGTTTCCAGGCTTGATGAGCTGGGGCAAGATGAACCTCTGACTTTTCCGGCCCCGCAAAAGGGGCCTCCCGATGGCAATCCAAGATATATTAGTTAGTGCCAAGACATAAATTTCGATAGTTTTACAGCGTTTTCAAGGCAAACTTGGCCGGAGTCGGCCACCTCTCGAACATCTGGCGGACAACTTGGCTTATGCGTCCGTCCGTGAGCGTCGTCAGGCAAGGCTTAAGGTCGTCTCTAGTCCTGCTGCAGGACTTGTAGTCGTAGCATGGGCCGCACTCCCAGTCGCCGTCGTCGAAGTGTCTCTGGACGAGCAAGAAGTCATAGTGCTTGCCGTAAGTCTTGCCGTTGGCGAAGGTGAATATGCCGACCAAGGGCTTGCGGAGACCGCCAGCGACATGGAAGGCAGCGGAGTCAACGCTGATCACATAGTCTGCGGCGGCTATGAAGTGCATCCACTTGCGAAGATTGCAGCCGTACACGCCCGGAACTCCTGCGGAGTCCAGCTCCTTTATGGGCCTGCTGTGGCTGCCGACAAGGTTTGCGGACCGTGTGGCCTCCACGACCTCCGAAATCTGGCTGGGCATGAGTGTCTTGGTTCTCACCGCCGAGACGGGTGCGAAGAGCACGGTCGGAGAGCCCGTATATCTCTTCAAGTCGTCAAGCTCCCGCCTGCACTCGCTGAGCAGCGCCTCATCCAAATTGAACTGCATGTCGTGCCTTTGGAGCTCGATACCGCAGTACAGGCCCCATATGTCCGACCTGTTGAGGGCGCACGACAGTCCATGTGCGTTCTCGTACTTGTTGGCTACGTAGATACATGTTTTGTAGTGCATCATGAAGTCAGAAAGCTCGACAGTCCTTGCGCAGTGGACGCCTGACAGCATGGGGTGGTCTGACACGACATCCCTGTAGTTGTCGAGGACTGCAAAGTGTATCTCCGCCTCAGGGTAGACACGCTTCACGTCCCAGAAGAGCATCCTCTGGATGAAAACGTCGCCGAGACCCCCAAGAGGCATCCAGAAAAGTATCCTGTTCCTTCTCTCGCTGAAATCACGCAGAGACATTTGGCCCGATCTGGTCATCAAATAAAAGAGTCGGGCCCGACCGATAGAGGCCGGGCCCGACTCGAAATAGTTGATGGTTCAGCTCAGGCAGGCGCTCTTGACGCTTGCGATGATCTGGATGGAGGCCGCCGACCCGCTGGAGTTTGCGAAGTCGAGGCTGGTGACGGCCAAGTCGCCGTAGTTGAAGACTTGGGTGTCGCCGGCCATCAGGGTGAAGATCGCCCCCGCCAAGCCGTTCAGCTTGACGGAAACGTCTCCGCCGCCGGTAGCGTTGGAGATTTGGACGAAGTTGGCTGCTGCGCCGTAGTCGCCCACGATGTCGACGAGGTTGGCGCCGGCGTAGGTGCTGCCGTCGGCCACAGTGAGGGTGTAGACGGTGGGGAAGTTGTTTTCCTCGGGAATCGGGCTCCACACGCTGCCGTCGTCGGTGACGACCTCGATGAAGGCCTGGTCGAGACCAACCTGCGGGTAGGCGAACTTCTTCCAGTAGTTGCAGTCGGTGAAGGTGTCGCCGTCGTTAAGCTTGCGGTAAATCTTGTTCGGGCCGGTCACGAAGATCGTACGCTGGATCGAGGGGTCAAATTCCGCCCCGGTCGCCGGGTCAATGTCCAAAGTTCCTTGGACGGTGTTCTGAAGATTAACTCTGAATACGCTCATTTGTCTCCTTGGATGTAAAGGAAAGAATCCCCATCTCAAGGGTATTTATGCAGGACGGCGGCAATCATGCCGGCAAGGATATGATTTCGCCATCCGGAAACATTCGCAGGAACAGATTTTCACCAAAACCTGACCTGATGAGGGTCACGCACTTGCCTTCGGCAGCGGCCTCCCACAACTGGTCGCACTCCACACCGACCACCCAGTCGAATTCGCCGACAGGCTTGTTGATCTGCGCATCCGACCCACGGGCCCTGATGAAATCTAGGGCCAGCCTGATCTGGTCGCCTGACAGGCTCCGGTTGGGCTGAGAGCCGTTCGGCAGGAGCACGCATGAGCCGTTCAGCTCGTGGAGAGGCCTCTTAGGCCGTGCGACAGGGCCAAACGGTATTGATGACTCGTCCATAAATGACTCGACCGGATGCCTCTCTCCATCGGAGACAAGCTCTCTGATGTAGGCGAAGCGACCACTAGACTCCTTCAGCTCAGTCCGGCTTAGCGTCCTTTCTTCACCCCTGAGTAGATACATATACTCATCACGACAGCAGATGAACACTTTGATGCCTGGAAACTCTGATTCCATGTAAGGCCTGAGCATTCTGAGCTGCACGACATAGTCCCTACAGTGGCCCATGTAGGCCACGCAGTAGTTGTCCTTGATCTTGGCGTATTCCGGGAGTGGTATCATATGGGCGACCAGGAGAAAAACTTGATAGAGGCAGCTCAACTGTTCGCCAACCAGTTCGGGGACGACAGCGAGTACAGCCGCATGCTCATGGAGATAGTGCTCGAGGAGCTCATGCAGGCCAGCACGAAAAATTATAAAGCAGACGTGGAGGGGCAGAGTGGCAAGGATTTACAGTGACATATATCTATACCTAGCAAGGCGTGACAGGTCATCGGTCAGGATACTCTGCAAGCTAAGGGGCTACGAGATCAACGCCTCAAGGATACAGAACGTCGACACGCTGGGGCTGCCGCCCGACTGGACGACAGCCCTGAATCAGATAATCTACGACAACAGGATGCTTTGGGAGCCCTGGGTAGAGTCAGCCGACACATACGAAGATCTTAAGGACTCGCTGAGGCTGCGTGGTTACAAGAATCTGCCTATGAGCGGTCAGCCGGAATTTACTGCGGCCAACACGGCGTCTCCGGTTGTGAACCCGAATGCTCTGCCGAGAAGGACCGTCATGGTGCAGAAGAGGAAGGACTAGCCGTCCATTCTCCTCAGGTACATCCGGTGGATGAGGAATGAACCCTCGCTCACCGACACGTACATGTAGTGCCCGTTCTCCTCAGTGATCGAACCGCCGTTCTTCTTGAATTCCTTGGCGACCTCGTAGGTGTCGCCATCCTGCGTCTCCATGCGGGAGAGCAGCTTCTTGAAGGGAATCTTGGATTCGACTTTGACGCCGACGAGACGACTCTTGTCGTGGTCTGACTGATGGTTCATCCACTTCTTGAAGTCGCTGAAATTGAATGGACCGAATGGGTCCTTGTTGTCACTCCATTTACTCATTTTTTTCACCAACCTTGTTGAAAAAAGAAGGGAAGTCCTTCCCCTCTATGTATTCCGCATTCGAGTACTTTTTCGAGCTCGAGAAGTCATAAAGGTGAAAATCGTAGTGAGGGTGGTTCTTCAGCCAGTAAAACATCCCGTCCACGATGCCGCTGAGCTTGATGTGCTGTGGGTATGTGTGGAGGCCGTTCTCCAAGGAAACGGAACCAGGCCGTCCGGCGTCAAAGCTATCGTCGCAGCAGAATAAGAATATGGATTCGGCGCCAAACCTGTAAGCCAAGCTTATGGATGCGCAGATCGGGTTCCTATAGTCATCAACCTGCCATGACACCTCCTTTACGCCAAGCGATGCGTAAGAATTCTCGTTGACTGGGTAGTACCTGTACTTGTTTGTCTCGTACGCAGCAAGGAACTTGTGGTTCGTTCTCGACGAGGCGATACACTTTGGTAGGTTCATCCTGCGCCGTGGGAGGAACTTTAGGCAGTCTGCGTAAGGGTTGTTCACGACATACCAGTTGATCGACCGGCTCTTAACATTCCACTTCTGAAGCGCACCGTTCACTGCGAATATAGTCCAATCCTTGGGCAGGTTTTCGAGAAGTGACTGCCTGCGCTCGAAGTCGTAGCCGTCGTTGACTATGACCACCTTTGGGAAGAAGAACTTCTCCGAGTCCACCCAAGGCATTCTGAGCATCTTGTTCTTAGTCTCGTTCTCGAGAAAAAGGAAGTGATCGGATCTCTGGATGGTTTCGTTGAGGTCGATTGACACGACGTTGGTCTTCGTGAAGTCACGCACCCACACGCCCTCCGGCGTCAGGAGGTAGTGATTGCCGTCTCTGCTTTTCTTGATTCTGGGGTTCATGTCAGGATGGGTTGCAAGGCACTATCGCCACGCACTGGGCCTTTCCGTCTTCGCCGGTGATCTTGGTCATATCGAGGTTGATTTTGACGTCGATCGGCGCACCTCTGTAAACGAGTTCGATCTCTGGCTTATCTGGCAGAACCAACTGGATTGCCGACGGAGCGCCTATAAGCTCGATGGCGCTTGGTATACCGACCACTTGGATCTTCTCGGGTATGCCTGTGGTGTCCAGCTTGATGGTTGGCATTTCATCAGGCATCTCGAGCTTGATCGTGCTCGGAAGCGACGAGGCGTCGATGCTAATGACCGAGGGAAGATCCGTCGCCTTAAGCTCGATGACTGAGGGGATGTCAGCGCCCACAATCTTGATCTCGCTTGGGATCGGCGTGGCAGGCCCGATGATCTTGATGTCCGGTATGTTGAAGCTCTCGACCCGAATCACGTTCGGGATGTCATGAAGAACCTTGATGTCCTGTATCTCAGGGACTTTGACGATGATCTCGCTAGGTATGCCGATCATGTTGCCGTCGATACTCAGCGATTCCATAGGCTGATACACACCATCGCTGAACAAGTCTGGAGTCCTGAACGCCGGCGTTGCGGATGGGCACAGCACAGTAACGACGCAGCTAAGTGTCGGCGGCGATCCCCAGTTGACGCTTAGCGTCGGGGCTGGTCCGAAGTCAATCGTCGATGGGATGGACGGACCGGGCCCGAAGTTAATCTGGCTTGGAATCTGGGGACCAGGCCCGAAGTTGATCAGGCTAGGTATCTGCGGCCCAGGGCCAAAGTTGATCAGGCTAGGTATCAGGGGGCCAGGCCCGAAGTTGATCAGGCTGGGTATCTGCGGTCCGGGGCCGAAGTTGATCAGGCTCGGTATCTGCGGCCCGGGGCCGAAGTTGATCAGGCTCGGTATCTGCGGCCCGGGGCCGAAGTTGATTTGTGATGGAATTGTCGGCCCTGGACCGAAATTGATTAGGCTTGGTATCTGCGGCCCCGGACCGAAGTTGATCAGGCTCGGTATCTGCGGCCCCGGACCGAAGTTGATCTGTGATGGTATTGTCGGCGCCGGCCCGAACGGGATGTTGCTCGGGATGTTGGGCGCCGGCCCGAACGGGATGTTGCTCGGGATGTTGGGCGCCGGTCCGAACGGGATGTTGCTCGGTATGTTGGGCGCCGGCCCGAACGGGATGTTGCTTGGTATGTTGGGTGCAGGCCCGAACGGGATGTTGCTTGGTATGTTGGGTGCAGGCCCGAACGGGATGTTGCTCGGGATGTTCGGGGCAGGCCCGAACGGTATGTTCGTCGGGATGAACGGCGCAGGGCCGAAGGGTATGTTCGTCGGGATGAACGGAGCAGGCCCAAAGGGTATGTTCGTCGGGATGAACGGCACGGGACCGAACGGGATTCCTGGGATGTTCGGGAAAGGCCCGAACGGGATTCCAGGGACGTTCGGGAATGGCCCGAACGGGATGCCAGGGACGTTCGGGAATGGCCCAAACGGGATTCCAGGGACGTTCGGGAATGGCCCGAACGGGATGCCAGGAACGTTCGGGAACGGCC